GTTACAAAATATAGAGAGATGGCTCAGCAAGGAGAATGCGATAAAGCTATCGATGATGTATGTAACGAAGCTATAGTATTTGATGATATTAATGGTTCAGTTGATGTTGATTTAACTTCTGTAAAACAACCAGAAACTATCAAGAAAAGAATACGAGAAGAATTTAATGAAATCATATCTCTTTTAGATTTTAATAATAAAGGATATGATATTTTTAGGAATTGGTATGTTGATGGTAGGTTATTTTACCATATTATGATAGATACCAAGTTTCCTAAAGATGGGATCAAAGAACTACGATATATTGATCCACGAAAAATTAAGAAAGTGCGAGTGCAGAAAAGAGACAATAAATCGCAGTCGCAAAATGGTGAAACGGTTGCAGCCAAAAAGTACAATGAGTATTATGTATATTCTGGCAAAGGAATAACTGCTGGGAATCAAGGAGTAAAGATTGCTCCAGATTCTATTGCTCATGTACATAGCGGTGTAATGAACGAAACCAATAGCATGGTTTACAGTCATTTACATAAGGCTGTTAAGCCATTAAATCAGTTGCGTATGCTTGAAGATGCGACTGTTATTTATCGTCTGGCTCGTGCGCCAGAGCGTAGAATTTTTTATATCGATGTAGGTAATCTACCAAAAGCTAAAGCTGAGCAATACCTGCGCGATATGATGGTAAAGCACAAGAATAAACTTGTGTATGATGCTAACTCTGGTGAAGTTCGTGACTCTAGAAAGCACCTAACCATGTTAGAAGATTATTGGTTGCCTCGTAGGGAAGGAAGTAGTGGTACTGAGATTAGTACACTTCCAGGCGGTCAAAACCTTGGCGAACTTGATGACGTTGAATATTTCCGAAGAAAGTTGTATGAGTCATTAAATGTACCAGTGTCAAGGTTAGAAGCTGAAAATCAATTCAATATTGGTAGAGCTTCAGAGATAAATAGGGATGAAGTAAAGTTCTCCAAACTTATCCAAAGATTAAGACATAGGTTTGGCGAGATATTCTTTATCCTTCTTGAAAAACAACTTATCCTTAAAGGTGTCATTACTAAGGATGAGTGGGAAGGTCTTAAAGCAACTATTCGCTTTGACTTCATTAAGGATAACCATTTCAGCGAACTAAAAGAGGCTGAAATACTAAGAGAAAGATTGTCATTACTTGGTGATGTTGATCAATTTGTTGGTAAGTATTATTCTGAGGCTTGGATTAAAAGAAATATTTTAATGCAAACTGATGAAGAAATGGAAGAAATAGAGAGTCAAATATCAGACGAAGGTTCTGATAGTTCTGAAGAAGATGACGACTTTTAATATAAATAAATCTGAGGTTTATTATGAGTGATGAAGAAACAGTAGCAGTTACGTCTGTAGACGCAGTTAATATGGCTGCCGATGGTGATGTAAATGGATTCAAATCAGCTATTAATGACTTGTTGATGGATAGAGTTAAAGATACAGTTGATTTAAAAAGATTTGAAGTTCAGAATAATTTTATGTCATCAGTAAGTGATGACGTTGAACAAGAAACTGAAACAGAGGAATAGCAATGGCTATCAAAAGATTTAAAGCATACGTTGCCGAAGAAAACACTGCTTCTGATTTAGCAGCAAAAACAACAGCCACTAAGAAAGATGAGCTGAAACCAAAGGCAAAAGGCGAAGAAGAATTTGCTAATGCACATAAGGTTGAGAAAATCCCCCACCCTGTAGCAAAGGATCATCAGTTCCAAGGCTCTCATGAAGAAATCATGGAAGCATCTGTAAAGGAAGAAGATGACTGCGAATGTGAAGAGGGTGATGATGACTGCGAATGCCCCGAAGAAGATGAGGAATCTGATTCCGATTTGTCTGAAGGGAAAGTCGTAGATCAGCTTACTGCTATTTCTAAAGGGAAAGCTGCAAAAAAGGTTAAGTTTGGTAACGGTAAAAGTGAAGAGATCGATACGACCACTGCTTCAGCGTTGCTAAATATGTTAAGAAAACTCAAGCCAGCTAATAAAGCAAAGGCTGAGAAAATGTTGGAAAAGTCGCCTGAGGGTATGTTCCAACTATTAGACGTTGCGTTTGGAGGCAAGTAATGAAAATTTTAGGTACAGCTACTGCTCTTTCTACCACAGCAACAAAGTTCGGTAGTGCTACAGCAGTTTATGTTTTTAACACCCATACTGCTGATCAAACAGTTGAAGTACGAACTGTAACTAAAAGCGGATCGGGTACTGGTACGGTAGTTGTAACTGCTGCTAATACTACAGCTGTTGGTACTGGCACTGATTTTACTGGCTTTGCTGTTAATGATATTCTTCATGTTGGTAAGAATAATTATAAATTTACAGCTATTGCTAATGGTACAGTTGCTACGATTGCTTCTGATGTAGCAGGCGAAACGCTTGTAGGTGCTTCTTCTAATGGCGACTATGTTGTGACTGACCCAGAAGGAAAAAGATTTAGCACTAAAACTGTTTATGTAGCTAAGAGTTCTGGGTTGACGTTATCATTAGAAAGAAAAGACGGAATCAGGGGTGCTGCTACTTTATATGCGACCGAGGTTGCTGATAGCGGAATCTAAAGGGTAGATATATATTATGGCTGAAATGATTTTATTAAAGAATAATGCGAATACAGTTTTTGGTAATACATCATTTGAAGTTACAATCAGCGGTGCTAATGTAGCTATAATGACATTAAAAGGGTATACTGGTCAAAAGATTTGGTCTCTCCCTGTTAAACCAGGATCTAATGGATCTTTTAGGGTTGCTAAGAGTGCTAATGATACGTTTGAATCTACAGAAACTGTCACTTGTAGCACTTACTAATAAGAAAGGAAAGGTAAAATGAAACTAATCTGCGAAGTAAATGAAGATATTAATTATCTGACAGAAGCTAAAGATGAAAAGGGCAGAAAGTCTTATTTCATCGAGGGCGTTTTCCTGCAGGGAGATATCAAAAACAGGAATGGTCGTGTTTACCCTGCAGAAGTTTTAGACAAGGAAATTGGTCGATATAATAAAGAATATGTTGAAAAGAACCGTGCGTATGGTGAGCTTGGTCACCCGCAGGGTCCAACAATTAATTTAGAGCGTGTATCTCATATGATTACAGAGCTGAAGCGTGATGGCTCAAACTTCATGGGGCGTGCTAAGATTATGACTGAAACGCCATACGGTGCGATTGTTAAATCACTAATGGATGAGGGTGCTCAATTAGGTGTATCTTCTCGTGGTATGGGTACAGTTAAACCAAATGGAAAAGGCGTAGCAGAAGTGCAAAACGACTTCTACCTTGCGACTGCAGCTGACATCGTAGCAGACCCATCTGCTCCAGATGCATTTGTTCAAGGTATCATGGAAGGAAAGGAATGGGTTTGGGAAAATGGAATTATCCGTGAAGCCCAAATAGCTGATTATAGAGGTAAAATTGAAAGAGCATCTTTAAAAGAGCTTGAAGAAGCTAAAATTAAAGTGTTCGAAGATTTTATTTCTAAATTGTAATTTTTATAAATACACGTGTTAATTTAATTAATTTGTACAGGAGAAAATCCGATGTCTGAACAAGACTTAAAAGAGCTAGACGAGACTATTGCTGAAGAGCAAGAAATCGTTGAGACTGCTAAGGCGGAGGACGAAGTAGATGGTGAAAAAGCTGCAGATGATGTAGCTGACACTGTTAAAAAGTCTGCACCTGCCAAGACAGCTCCACCTAAAACTAAAGTTGGCATGATCAATGCCATGGTTGATGCTATGCAAGGTAAGAAGAAAGATGATCTTGCTGCTGCGTATAAAAGCATGATGTCTGCAATGAAGTATGAGGGTTTTGAAGCTGAGGAAGAAGTAGCTGAACAAACTCAATCTATCAAAGAAATTCGTCAAATCTCTGCTGAAGATGTTAACGTCAGTGAAGATGTTACTGCTATGTTCAGTGGTGAAGAACTTTCTGAAGATTTCACTTCAAAAGCTACCACTATCTTTGAAGCTGCTGTAGTATCAAAAGTTAATCAAATCTTAGAGACTGTTACTGTAGATTTTGAAGCGGATCTTGAAGCTGAGAAAGTTCAAATCGCTGAGAAACTCTCTGAGCAAGTAGACTCATATCTTGAGTATGTTGCTGAAGAGTGGATGAAGGAAAACGAATTAGCTGTTGAGCAAGGCATCCGTGCTGAAATCGTTGAAAACTTCATGACTGGTTTACGTGGTCTGTTTGAAGAAAACTACATCGACATTCCTGATGAGAAAGTTGATCTTGTAGATGAGTTGGCTTCAAAAGTAACAGAACTCGAATCTTCAATCAATGAAGAAATGGAAAGAAACATCGAGCTTCGTAAGGAGTTGGTAGAGTCTAAGCAATCTGCTATTCTATCTTCTGCTTGTGAAGGAATAACTGAGTCTCAAGCTGCAAAGTTAGAGTCATTAGCTGAGGGCGTTGAGTTCGAAGATGCTGATTCTTATGCTGCTAAACTTGAAACTTTAAAAGAAAGCTATTTCCCTAAAGAAGAAGTTATTTCTGAAGAAGTAGTTGTCGATGAAGACGAACCTCTTGAGTTAGAAGAAGAGGCTACTCCTGCTACTGATCCTAGCATGAGCGCATACTTGAATGCCATTTCAAAAAGCATTAAAAAGTAATTTTTTATAAATAAACTGTAATAATAAAAAAGGTCTTATTTAAGGAGAACCTAAAATGTATCAAACTGACGAACTTCAAAAGAAGTGGCAACCTGTATTGGAGCACGCTGATCTCCCTGAGATTTCAAATGCTCATAAGCGTTCAACAGTAGCCACCCTATTAGAAAACCAAGAACGTGCTGCACGTGAGCAAGGTGCTCAAAGCGGTGGCGCATTTAGTCCTTCACTTCTAGGTGAGGCAGCTCCAGCTAACGCTACTGGCGCAAGCGTAGACAATTTTGATCCTGTGTTGATCAGCCTTGTTCGTCGCTCTATGCCAAACCTTATTGCATACGATATCTGTGGCGTACAGCCAATGACTGGTCCTACTGGTCTGATCTTCGCTATGCGTTCACGCTTCGAGAGCCAAACTGGTGCTGAAGCATTGTTCAACGAAGCTCCAACTGATTTCTCTGCCGATGATGACGGTGGCGCAGCTCAAGCAGCTAACGCATCTGGTGTTGGTACTCAAACTGGTACTGATCCATCTGATCGTTCTTCTGGCGGTTCTACTGGTGGTAACTACAGCGTATACAGCGGTATGTCTACTGCTTCAGCTGAAGGATTAGGCGGTGCTACTAATGATCACTTCAACCA